TCACGTCCGGCAATCATGGTATTATATAAGTATCAGCCAAGGAATGTGGAAAGGACAAAAAATGATTAGGCTTATTGACGACAGCAAGGCAGTTGAAATCAGTATCCGCGAGTGGGACGATGAGGGTTCGCAGTACGGCCCCGACTGGAGTGCGGATTTCTTCGAGGTCGGCGGATTGAAGACCGTCGAAGGCCCAGAGCTTGCTTACATTGTGGACGACGTTGATTACTGCATTGAGCACGCCAATGATATGGTGTCCGGTGAAGGTGACTTTGCTGGAGACCCGCAGCCGAGTCAGTTTGTTGACGTGACGGAACTCGATCGGAGCGCATACCCGAGTCTTGTGGACAGGGCGTGAGGGCATTACATTTCAACACAATCGAGGTACTTTAAAATGTCTTTTGTTACAGTTGATTTTCCTAATATTCGTGAATCTGATTCCGCAGAGTATGCATATCTCGCCAACGTGTACAACACTACGTATTCACACAATCAAAATACCTGGCGTTCACCTGATGAAAACAGGCTTGATGGAATCTCGTACGCCGCGTGGTGGTTGTTGGATAAATACTATACGAGCGGTGAACATGCCATGATTGGTGAGTGCCGCCGCCTGTTAATGAAACGTTGCCGTGCGGAACTGCACAGCGATCATAATAGAGAGTTTTGCGCCGGATTCTACACGGTTGTTGATTCCGTTCTTTCTGTATGAGGTGTTCGAGTCGTATTGTGCTGTTTTTTGTATAGATTTTAGCTATATATAATAAAGCCCGGTAGTGCTACCGGGCTTTATTGTTGTGTGTGGCGTTTAGTAGTGAAGTATCTCTCCGGGATAGATGAGATTCATATTCCCGGAACGATATCCCTTGATACTATACATGCTGACTCCGAGTCGTGCGGCGATGGCAGACAGCGTGTCGCCAGATCGTACTACGTACGTACGGCGTGTGGTGGTGGCGGCGGTGCCGCTTCCGTGGTGGCATGCCCTGTCTCCAGGGTATACGATTGACGGGTTTCTACTAGGAACGGTAACGTTCCACCAATCCTCCCAGAACATGCTTACATATTGTCCTTTTTGGATGACGACACAATTGGCTGCCGGTGTACTGGGCTGCGGTTTGGGCGTGGGTTTGGGCGTGGGTTTGGGTGCGTGCGCGGGCTTGCTAGGAGCGGTCGGGCGGCTGCCTGCGTATGCGTACCATGTGTTCAGATCGCCGTACACTACGCTGAGATCGAGGGGGCCACGCCAGTTTTTCAGATATCCGGTGCCCGTGTACTGCCATGCGACGGCGAACGGCCAGTGTCGTAGTGTGGGCTGCCTGTTTGGTGGATTGAAGCCGTAGATCGGTGTTTTCCCTCGTGTATATGCGGCAATCCATAGACCGTAGTTGCCTGCCACTACGCTGCTCCAGTTGTATGTATTTTCTACGTACTGATATGTGTAGATTATTGGTTTGGTGCCCCATGCGGCCTCCACAGTGCGTAGCCATGTGAGCGCCCAACTGGTATCCCACGGGGCGGATGGCTCCCAGTCGAGGATAGGCACGATACCTTTCCCAATATATCCGCGAGTGTGGCTGATGAAGTATTGAGCTTCGCGCCGGGGGTCATTTTCGGTGTGTGCGAAATGGTAGACACCCACACCCTGCCCTGCTTTTAGCGCGTCCTGTACGACACGGTCACAATCCGGGTTGACATATCCGGCGCCTTCGGTGGCTTTGGTTACGACGATCTGTGCACCGGATGTGGTGACGTTGATACCGGTTTGCCAACTGGATACGTCGATCATGTCCGCTGCGTTCGCGGATGGCGCGAATGCCAGCAACAGTGCTGTGATTGCGGCAATTATACTGTATGCGCTTGTCTTAATTTTCCTTGTCATCGTTTTCTTTCCTCTTAATATTGAAAATGTTGAGAATGTTCGAGTCGGATAGTTCGGGGTTGATTTTTACGCAATTCTCCATGATCGACGTGATTTCGATCAGGCAGATACCGGCGCATACGGGGAGGAACACGGGTAGCTCGATTCCAAGATTGATATAATCCGAACCGTATTCTACGATCAATGCGACGCAGATCACTGCCAGATATGCGAATTTGCGGCCAAGGCCCTGCCGCATTCTTTCGCTGGACAATTCCCCGCGCATGATCGCGTTTACCACGCCGGTTACATAGTCTATCAGCACTAGTAGAAAAACAATACCGACTGTAATTAGTTCATGGATCGGCATGAATATTTACTCACTTTCTTATTCCCGATTGTTGCAATAGGCCGCCAAGAATCATACTAAATTCCGCTTTTATTTGCGGGGTTTCAAAACGTAGTCTGCCCACACGATAAGCATTTAATATTTTCTGAGCCATGTCGTCCGAACGTTTGAGCATGATACAATCACTGTCAACCAGTCGATAATCAAACGTAAAATCGCGGGTGATTTTCGGTCTCTTTTTGGTTATTATATACAATACTTCGTCAATGTCGCTTAACTGCTGATATACATTAAAAATACCATATTCAGAGGTTCTTAGCGAGAATGCATAGCCAGCGTTGCTGAAATCACTGATGAGAGTATTAACGTTGTCTCTAAAATCATTGTTGATCGCATAATTCGCATAATTCTCGTCATATTTGCGTAAAAATTGTCCGAACTCCGACGTTGCAACCTTTGCGCTGAACCCGCCGTAATCGGCCAATTCCACCATGATAAACCCGTCGCAATACCGCTGATATTGCGTGTGATTGTCCATCTGTGGTTTTAGATTGATGTTGAATGCCGAAAAATACGGGTTGGCGAGGGTTACCGCATTGCTGCACATGATAACCCTCACCCTATCGTTCCACCGATCAACCGTATTATAAAACTCCTCCAGCGCCGTAACCTCTCCGCCAAGGTACCGCATATTGTCGGGGAATATTTCATCGAAAACAATAGTGCGCACCTTGGGGTAGGCCACCGACTTGACCTGTCCGGCTTGAGATAGTGCGATGAAGTACCCCATGATATGCCATGTGGGACGTTTCTTACCATGCTTGTCGGTGGTGGCGTCTCTATCGTCCAGCCAGTGACATTCGGCCTGATTGCCGGACACGCGAAATTCCAATTCCGGGTATCGTTCCGCAATGTCCGCAAACCACGTACCCTTATTTTTCTGTTCCTCGGCGGTGCGACGCAGATAGATGAACTGCCAGCGTTTTTTAATCCAATCTCCTATGACCAGTTTTTTTGCGCCATAGGTTTTCCCGAGACCACGTGCCCCAATGACAAACATCCATGCCGCATGATACGAGAGGACGCGACCATAGTCGTAATAGTCATTTTCGCCAAGAATCCTCTCCATACTATCCATTATATCACGGAGCATGGATAACGGTAGATGTCTACCGGTTCGGCGGTGTGCTAGTCGGTGATATATCGACGTATCTCCCACCGACTCGCCCTATGCATCGCGTCCGACGCCACACGCAAGTTCGGCCCGTGCCCGGGTCCGCCGTGAGACAACGTCTCATCCTTGCCGTCCGCAGTGAACATCTCTACATGATCCCATGTCTGTGTGTACGCACCCCAGTCCAGCAAGAGCAGATCGGCTGCATGAGCCTTGGCAATGGCGTGATCTATGGACGTGTCCGAACTGCCGCATATGCGACTGCCCTTGCCTGCCATGACCCCTGTCCATGTGCCCACATCAATGCCCAGCACATTCTGATACGCCCTCCAGCATACCGAACTACAGTCACCGTAGCCGGAACTGTCCGGGTCCAATCGTCCGCCGCCCTGCGAGTAGGCATATTTGCCGATTCGTGCCCGCAACCACTCCACGACACGCTCCGCGTCCTTGCTGCTGCTGCCGGAGCTTGACCCGCCTGAAGTCTGGCCGCCGCTCGGTTTGGTCGATTCGGAAGTCTTGTATATCCATGTCTGTGCCGAGCTTTTGACAAATATTGCCGTAGTGTCGTCTGTACGGTAGATGAGATTATCGCCTTGCAATTGTATCCATGCGGTACTCGCTGGACTACCTTCGATGCCGGGGTGATCGCCTCCCGGCGTGTCCGATGGGTTGGAGGTTTGGCCAAAGTCGGGCGGCGCTGACGTGCCGTCCCATGCCCTGAGCAGATTATAGACGGTGGTGTATCGATTGCGATACTGCCCCAGTACGCCGTCCGCCAGAATGGTGGTGTACAACAGTTTGAGCGTGGCTGTTGCAGAGCATGACCCCAGTACGCGCTGCGCCCGCGCGGGAGACTGATGGTAGGCGCTTGCCCACAGTATGCGCTCTTTCACACTGCCTGCCGGAAAACCGTACCTATCCATAGTAGACATGTACCCCTTCCAGTCATCCTCCCACTGCGCTTCCTGGAACATGTGATTCTGGGCGCGTCGCGCCCAAATTTTCCACGCATTGCCTTCCGCCGTAGACAGATATCGTGTCGTCCAGTTAACAGTATTGTCCTGTACCTGCTGGGCGAGTGTGGGCGCAGCTGTGGCGAACGCGCTCCATCCGTCGGGGTCGGCAGTGCGTCCTCGGTCCATGAGGTCTCGGGCGCGTGTACCGTACCATTGCATCATGCCCATGGTGATGGCGTCAACGTAATTGCAAGCGCCCCAATCACAGTTTGATTCCACGGTGCCGATAACGTACATGGCGTAGTATGCGGTATTGTCCATGATAATAGTATACCCCACGGCGGTGAGCAGTGGGGTATGATAGACGTATTAGACGTGATAATGGCAATTGAAATAAACAGCAAGCGTCGAGGGGTCGGTAAACGCCTCGCTGATATTGACGTAAACACGTTTGTTGACGGGAGAGAAACAGACGGAACGAACTTTGTCGACCTGACTGCCACTCATATACCACGCACAGCCGAACAGCGGATTATTCTCGTTGCCGATGATCGGCGGGTAGCCCCCCAAGTCAAGCAACTCCTGTTGTCCCGCGCCGGTCAAGCCGGTGGGCGACTTCTTCCCGTACAGTGATACGATGCCTGTCAAGTCGTTATACCGCATTTCGACGTAATCCATTGTGCTGGAATCGCCTTTTTGGGTAATGAGACGTTCGCCGCTTGTCTGCCATCCCATTATCAGTGCCGCCATGTGCGAGCATATAATACCCTCTCCGATATTATTGGGGTGTAGGTTGTCTCCCTCGAATACTGTGGGGGTATATCCGACAAGCCATAAATCACTCTGCACAAATGGCACACCGTTGGTGTACAAAGATCCTTGTACTACCTTAACCCAGTTCTTCCATGTATTATATTTTTTAACGCCATTTGCCATACCAATATTGCCAAAGCATAATATGACGTTCGCGTTAGGGAAGTTGCTTACAGCATTCATGTAGGCGGCGCGTACGGCACTTTTTTCATCCTCGGCGGTTTTCCCGTAAGTCCAGTCGTTATACCCACCGTAAATAATAACGTGAGACACCCTGTCGTTAGGGAATGTTTCGTCTGCTATGGCCTTGTCTATTTGCTGCGTGAACGTATTCCCCGGATTCGTCCCCGAATCTTGGATGAACCCCGTACCTCCGACTGCATAATTATGCACGTTGAGGTGCTTGCAATTTTCAGGCAGATTAGCCCACCACACATCCTCGCGGGCGCTGGTCGAAAAACTGTCCCCGATAATGACAAGATGGTTAGAATTATCCAATTTCTGTACGGTGTTGTATAAATTTTCCGCGTCGGACGTTGTGTTTGCGTGCAACGCATTCAAATTCGCGTTGATATTCGCTATATCGGTCTTGTTGACCTGGACCATCGAAGTGGTGCTGGTTAAATTGTTTTCAATTTCCGTGTCTTTAGTCCGTAGCTCTGTAATATTGCCCTTTAAATTGTTTTCAATTTCCGTGTCTTTAGTCCGTAGCTCTGTAATATTGCCCTCTGCTGTGGTTACGCGTTCTGTCAGCTCGGCCAAGTCGGTTGCGGTCTGCTGAATGGTGTTTTTAAGTGCCGTTGCCGTTTCGGGGTCGGTCACTCCCAGCGCTTCCAGCCGGGCGATGGCCGCGTTTGCGGTGGTAATCGCGTTATTGACGCTGTCCACGATATTCTGGTACTGGCCGAGCGCATGCTGAGCTTGCCGGACGGCGTCGGCTGCATCCTGTGCGGCCTGCTGCGCCTTGTCCAATGTGTCCTGATTTTGCGTGGTCTGATCTTTCAATGCCTTGTTAACGTTGTCCATGACGCCGTTCACGTACTCTTGCAACCTGTCAAGATTGTGCTTGAGACATTCAATCAGCTGAAGCATGGTCAGACCGTCGCGGTACGTGAATGGCACCGACGTGGGCACGACGGGGCGAATCAGACTAGGAATGGTCGGATTAGACGAATTCATGGTGTTTACTCCCATTCTCCGTAGTTATGGCAGTTGCTAAAGATAGTATCATATGACCCCCACAATTGCATGAAACATGGCTCAAGGCTGCGCACGATCTCCATGTCCACGTTGATGATGGCGTTCCGGTATTCTTGTATGAGGCTCATGGCGCTCTGGTTTCTGCCGCTCACATGGCTTTTGCCCTTGGAGTTGCTTGCATCATGCTGGTAGTCGGTCGCGCTGTGTGATGTGGCGTGACTGGCCGAGTCCTGTGAGCTGGAGGCGGTGCCGCTGCTGTCCGCCTGTGATTCGTTCGCGTGTGAGGCGTATCGTGCGAAATCGCCTACGACACCGGTTTGAGGCACGTCACTGTCAAAGCTTTTTGACGTGGTGGTGCTGGCATTATCTGACTTGCTGCTGCTGCTGCTGGTCGAGTCCTGAGTGCTGGATGCCTTGCTGGACGATTGGGATTCGCTGCCGTTTTCGCTGTCCGTCGTCATGTCCACGGATTGTAGCGGATTGTATTCCATGTCGAGTGTTTTGTAGCGCTCGTTGAAATAAGGCATGATTTCCGCCATCGTCATGCCTAGGTAAAAGGTGAATTGCTGGGCGGTTTCCTGTCCGATCTCCCTCAGCGCGTAGTGGCGGATGATTTTCTCGTTCAGTTCGGTACGATGGTTTTCGTCATAGATCGGATAATAGTCGGCGGACAGATGAAGTTTATCGTCCGTATCGTATCCAAGCGCAATGAGATTGCCGAGGGTTTCGGTGTACTCGCCGGGCGTTTCCATTGCATAGGCCGTAAAATCCTGTGTCACAACACACCTCCAATGCCATTGTTCGCCGATTGCGGCATGTCGATACTGGTTGTCTCAAAATAGCTCTTGTCGGACTGGAGTGCGTTAGGCACGCCGGAGGACTGCGCGTCGGCGTATTCCACCCAAATGTCAAGCTGCGGCCACAACCGGTTGATTTCGGTCGCCGCCGCCTGTCGAGTCTTGAGGAAACTCAGCCGAAACACGTCCACTTTTTCGTTGGCTTGAGCAACCTCGTCGGAGATGAGTCGTTCTTTTTTTTCGGTGCCACTGGATTGGATACCTAAATATCCCAATACCTCATTGGTCACCTGAGTTTTTTGCTGAATAAACTTATCCAGTAGATAGGGCGTGGTGTTGGGCCACGGTTGAAACATCGAACCGGGGTCCAGCGAATCATATCCGATAACATAATCCTGACCGTCTTGTCGCTGCTGCAACATGTTTTGGACGGTAAGTTTCGTACGTTGATCGGCTGTAATGATGGTCGGTAGTTTCAGGCTCTCCAGATTCACGTCATACGCCTTGTCGATGTCAGCGAGGCGTCGCGCGTACTGCCATAACGTCGGCTTGAATCCGACGCGCATACGGTTATCCCAGATCGGAACGCATTCCACCCCGGCCTTAAGCTGCCGGTAGTGGTAGTTGACGCCTACCGGCTCGAACATGGTGGGATTGTTGTATACGTTCAATCGCCCCTGATATCCGGCCTGCGTGGCAAGGAACCTGCCGATGCGCCTGTCTTCAAAAAACAGTGCACACCCATATTCACATAGACATATCTCCAGCCAGCGTTCGTCCACGGTGGGGGGCAGTCCTCGCCAGCTGAACCGGTTCAACGCCAATTCCATCAACAAGTGAAGATACATGTCGTCGAGTGTGGCGGCACGTGTTTTCGCGTAATTGCCGCGAGGATGCAGCGCACCGCCGATTCGACTCTTTTTAGACCTACTCATATTGTTATTGTATCACTCATAGCTGATGCCCGGCAGTGGCTCGTTATCCGCCCAGTCCGTCACGCCAACGTATTCCGGCTTGTTCCATACGGTCACGCCCCGTTCGAACATGCCTTTGATGGTCAGGCGATATTCTTCGGGCAGCATACCCCTCACATACGCTTCCTGCATCTGCCAGAACGTGAATTTCGTCATACATTCCAACGAAGGGGGCGGGGTGATGAAACGTTGGACAAAATACCCATAACGCAGCATGTATTCACCCGCCGCACGCAACGCGCTCGGCGCACACGTCTTGAATCGCACCAATACGCCCATAATGCCGTTGCTGAGGTTGAACATATCGCCACCGAGTGCGCCCGAGGTGGTTGGCGGGGTCAATTGCATTTGCTGTACCTGTGCATTG